AGTGAACCTGAAAAAATTGAAAAGTTATTTTCAAAAGAACAGTTGCTTGCGGCTGAAAAATTTCAGGATAGAAAGGATATTGTAAACGCCCTTCTTTCCCCTGATAAGCAATACACGGTTGAAACCGTTGAACAGATGATTGAAAAATATATGAAAGGACAGGTGAAATAATATGGCGTTAGGCGGTGGAACTTTTGTTACACAGAATAAAGAATTGCCGGGTGCATACATCAATTTCATTTCGGCAGCTTCCGCAACCGCAACCCTTTCTGACAGGGGCATTGTAACAATGCCGCTTGAACTGGATTGGGGCGTTGACGATGAAATTTTTGAAGTAACCAATGCTGATTTTCAGAAGAATTGTATGAAAATCTTTGGTTATGACTACACCCACGACAAGATGAAGGGGCTTCGTGATTTGTTCCTGAACGCAAGAACCCTTTATGCGTACAAACTGACTTCCGGGAATAAAAAGGCGGCAAACACCTTTGCGGAAGCCCTTTACAGCGGGGTTCGTGGCAACGATCTGAAAATTTCTATTCAGGTCAATGCCGATGATGATACCCTGTTTGATGTCAAGACTATCCTTGATACGGTGGTTGTTGACGAACAGACAGTAGCAAAGGCGGCTGATTTGGTCGCAAACGATTTTGTGAAGTTCAAGCCCAATGCAACCCTTGCAGTTACAGCGGCAACCCCGCTTGCAGATGGGGAAAATGGCACGGTGAACGGAACAGCTTATCAGAATTATCTTGATAAGATTGAATCCTACACTTACAACACAATGGGCGTTGTGGTAACGGACGACACCACAAAGGGGCTTTTTGCTTCTTTCGTCAAGCGTTTGCGTGATGAAATGGGTATCAAATTTCAGCTTGTACTTTACAACAAAGCGGCTGATTATTACGGCACTATCAGCGTGAAAAACAGAGTGCTTGATGATAATTGGAGTGAAGCAAGCCTTGTATATTGGGTTACAGGTGCTTCCGCAGGTTGTGAAGTGAACAAGAGCAATCAGAACAAGGTTTATAACGGCGAATTTACCGTTTTCACCGATTATACACAGAATGACTTGAAGAAGGCTATCAAAGCCGGGGAATTCACGCTTCATAAGGTCGGTTCTGATATTCGTGTATTGGAAGATGTGAACACTATGGTTACTACTTCTGATACACAGGGCGATATTTTCAAGGATAATCAGACCGTGCGTGTGATGGATCAGATTGCAAATGATATTGCGGTGTTGTTCAACACAAAGTATCTTGGTACTGTTCCGAACGATGCAGCGGGCAGGATTTCCCTTTGGTCGGATATTGTGAAGCACCACGAACAGTTGCAGGAAATCAGAGCCATTGAAGATTTTTCCGATGGTGATGTTACCGTTGAACAGGGCGACACAAGAAAATCTGTTGTGGTAAACGATGCAGTAACGGTTGTAAATGCTATGGGTAAGCTGTATATGACCGTTACCGTGGCATAAGGAAGGGGTGAAACAGAATGAACGGTAATGTAGTAATGAAAGCCAAAGACACCATTTTTGCGGGCTTGGCTGAATGTTTCGTTACAATCGGAACACGCCGTTATAACTTCATGCAGGCTATCAGCGTTGAAGCAAAGTTTGAGAAAACGAAAACGGAAGTTCCGATCCTTGGCAAGACTGGTAAAGGCAATAAAGCCACAGGTTGGAAGGGTACAGGCAGCGCAACCTTCCATTACAACACTTCTATTTTCCGTCAAATGATGCTTGACTACAAAGACACCGGGGAAGATGTTTATTTTGAAATGCAGATTTCAAATGAAGATCCCACTTCCGGGGCGGGCAGACAGACCATGATTCTTATGGACTGTAACATTGACGGCGGCATTATTGCAAAGTTCGATGCCGATGGTGAATATCTTGATGAAGATATGGATTTCACCTTTGAAGATTTCAAGATGCCGGAAGCGTTCAAAGACCTTGAAGGCTTTCTTACCAACTAACAACTAATTGGACGGGTGAAAACCCCTTGTGTGGTGCTTATATAAGCCCATATAAGGGGTTTTACTTATCCCGTGATAAATGAGAAAGGAAGATGAAAAATGTCTAAATTTTCGCAGTTTATGAAGGCAAACAAAACCGTAAGGGAAAACGGGTTCTATCCGGCGACAAAATCCCTTTGTGATGAAAACGGAAAACCCCTTGAATGGGAGTTCAAGCCTATCACTTCCAAAGACAACGAGGAAATCAGGGAAAGTTGCACGATTGAAGTTCCCGTTACTGGCAAGCCGAATATGTTTCGTCAAAAAGTCAAAACGGGGCTTTATATTCAGCGCATGATTGCGGCTTCCGTGATTATGCCTGATTTGTACGATGCCGAATTGCAGGATTCTTACGGAGTGAAAACCCCGGAAGATTTGCTGCTTGCTATGGTTGACGATCCCGGCGAATATAACGAACTTGCAGCATTTGTTCAGAAGTTTCAGGGTTTTGATGTTTCTATCAAAGATAAGGTGGATGAAGCAAAAAACTAATAGAAGAAGGGGATTGGGAAGCAAACTTTGCTTACTATGCCCTTCTTAAACTTCACATTTTACCTTCTGTTTTTCTTGAAATGGATGAACAAGAAAAAGCCTTCGTGATTGCCGCTATCAAAATTAAAATTGAGAACGACAAAAAGAAGGAAAAGGAAGTTGAACGAAAATCCAAAAAGAAAGGTAGGTGATTCGCATGGCTACAATCAAAACATCTATTGAACTGCAAGATAATTTCACGGGAATTCTGAATAACATTATCAGTTCTGTAAATATGGGACTTTCAACGATGATGGAATTAAACGAAACAATGAACAGCCCCGTTGATACAGCTTCCCTTGAAGCGGCAAGGGACACCTTGAATCAAGCCGCCATTGCAGCGCAACAGTTGGATGAAGCCTTGCAGGGAGTTCAAACCCCCACACCACAAACACCACCTACCACCCCGGTTCAATGGCAGCCTGACACAATGGATGTTTTCACTTCAACCGGGGCAACACGATTTCAGCAGGAAATTCAAAGTGCAAACACTATGTTGAACACTTTGAACCAAACACAAAGCAGAATTGCACAAACGGCGGCGCAAACAGACTTGTTCCCGGATAATGCTATTTCGGATATGAACACTATGCAAAGCCGTTTGCAAGCAATTCAGCAGCGTATTCAGGCGATAGAAAGCAACCCCGCAAACCTTGTTTCCCCTACTGCAAACGCAGAATTGGAGCAGTTGCGGGGGCAGCTAAATCAAGCGGTTCAGGAACAGCAAAACTTGAACCGTGCTGTTGACAATATGGATGTTGCAGGGGCAAATGAAGCCTATTTGCGATTATCTCAAACGGTAAGCAATACTGAAAGATATATCCGTGATAACACGGACGAACAAGGACGGTTTAACAATGCGATAGAACAAGGAACACAGGAAGCGAACCAACTTACAAGCATGATTAAAGGGGCGGTTGCAGCTTACGCTACAATTCAAACCCTTTCAACCGCTTTGAACCTTTCCGATCAGTTGACTTCTACAACAGCCCGTTTGAATATGATGAATGACGGGTTGCAGACCACGCAGGAATTGCAGAATATGATTTTTGCTTCCGCTGAAAGGTCAAGGGGTAGCTATCAGGCAACCGCCGATGCCGTTTCCAAACTTGGACTTATGGCGGGCGATGCTTTCAGCAGCACGGAAGAAATTGTTGGGTTCATGGAACTTGTGAACAAACAGTTTACCATTGCAGGAACAGAAGCAGCGGGCATTGATGCCGCTATGTTGCAGCTTACACAGGCAATGGGTTCAGGCGTTCTTCGTGGTGAAGAATACAACAGCATTTTGGAACAAGCCCCGAATATCATTCAAGCAATCGCAGATTATCTTGATGTTCCCAAAGGCAAATTAAAAGATATGGCGGCAGAAGGTCAAATTACCGCCGATGTTGTGAAAGCGGCAATGTTTGCGGCGGCGGACGAAACAAACGCAAAGTTTGAAAGTATGCCGAAAACCTTTTCGCAGATTTGGACTTCGTTTCAAAACAGCGCATTGATGGCGTTTCAACCTGTTCTTCAAAGGGCAAATGAAATTGCCAACAGTGAAGCCTTCCAAAGTTTTGTGAATGGTGCGATTGAAGCCCTTTCTGTAATTGCAAATATCGCCCTTGAAATTTTTGATTTGCTTGTGAGTGTTGCGGGTGCTGTTGCTGATAATTGGTCGTGGTTATCACCTATTATTTATGGTGTAGCCGGGGCTTTGGCAGTTTATTACGGCGCACAGTTGGCGGCAAACGCAATTAGTGCAATCAGCAAAGGAATTCATATTGCAATGGCAGTTGCACAAATGATTCATGCAGCGGCAACGGGTGCTTTAACGGCAGCCACGGCAGCGGAAATTGCCGCACAGAATGGCTTGAACGCCGCTTTGTATGCTTGCCCTATCGTATGGATCATAATTCTTATAATCGCCTTAATTGCCCTATTCTATGCGGCAGTTGCGGCGGTGAATAAGTTCGCCGGAACTTCCGTTTCCGCAACGGGTATTATTTGCGGGGCGTTTATGGTTGCCCTTGCCTTTATCGGCAATATTTTTGTTGCCCTTTGGAATTTGGTTGTAGATGTGTTCGTGCTGATTTATAACCTTGTGGCAACCGTGGCGAACTTTATTGGCAATGTGTTCACCGATCCTATCAATGCAGTTTGCCGCTTGTTCTTCGGGCTTGCTGATACTGTACTTGGTATCCTTCAAGCCTTGGCTTCGGCTATTGATGCAATCTTTGGTTCAAACCTTTCCGGCGCAGTTCAGGGTTGGCGTGATTCCCTTGGTGGGTGGGTAGATTCCACCTTCGGCAAGGGCGATGAAGTCATGGCGAAAATGGACGCCGATTCCTTGAAACTTGGTCGCTTTGAGTATGGCGCAGCGTGGGATGCCGGATATTCTTTCGGTGAAGGTATTGATGAAAGCATTGCGAATTTTGACCCGTCAAGTCTGTTTGGTGGAACTGATCTTCCGAACCCGGACGATTACAGCCAATATTTGGGTGATGGGGTTGGTGGTATCGGCGCAGGTGTTGACGATATTGCCGGAAATACCGGGAAAATCGCTGACAGTATGGATATTACAGAAGAAGATTTGAAATATCTTCGTGATATAGCCGAACAAGAAGCAATCAACAGATTCACAACCGCTGAAATCACTATTGAACAGACGAACCACAACAATGTTTCCGGCAAGATGGATTTGGACGGCATTGTTGAAGGGTTGACCGATGCCGCAAATGAAGCGGTGGATATGATAACGGAAGGGGTGCATGAATAATGAGTAAAAGCGGATATGATTTCTACTTGAAAAAATGCTTGTTACCGATTGCCCCCGAAAAATTACAGGTAAAAATCAATAACGCAAATGAAACTGTAACCCTGATAAATGAAGGGCAAGTAAATATTTTGAAAACCCCCGAACTTACGGATATTGAATTTGAATGTAGGATTCCACAAGTTCAATATCCGTTTGCAACCTATAAATCAGGGTTCAAAGGGGCTTCTTATTTCCTTGATTACTTTGAAAGTTTGAAAGTGGATAAGAAGCCCTTTCAATTTATCGTTTCCCGAACAATGCCAAACGGTAAAGTTTTATTTTCAACCAACATGAAAGTATCGTTGGAAGATTACAAGATCACCGAACAGGCAAAAGAAGGCTTTGATTTGATGGTGAAAATCAGCTTGAAGCAGTACCGGGAATACGGCACAAAAACAGTAACAATTAAACTGAAAGAAGAAAAGAAACCAACAGCAACAGTTGAACAACCACGGGCAGCAGACCCCCCGGCGAAAAAGGAATATAAGGCGGGCGATATTGTCAATTTCAAAGGTGGAACGCACTATTATAGTTCTTACGCCGGGGCAAAAGGTTATCCCGCAAAAGCGGGCAAGGCAAAAATCACACTTGATAAAACTTGCAAAGGAAACGGCGGGGCGCACCCGTTCCACCTGATACATATAGATTCAAGTTCAAATGTGTATGGATGGGTGGATGAAGGAACATTTGAGTAAAAGGGGGTATGACTTTTGAATGTTGAACTTTTAATTTCCGATCCTTCCGGCACAAAAGCATATCTTCCGATTGTTGAAGAAGGTATTGAATGGAGTACCGAAAGAAGAAGTACCCCCGGAAAATTGACATTTAGCCTTTTGAAAGATGATGTTATCAACTTTCAAGAAGGGGCGGCGGTTCGCTTGAAGGTGGACGGGAAGCCCGTTTTCTTTGGCTTCGTGTTCACCAAAAAGCGAGATCGGGAAGGTATAATTTCCGTTACTGCTTACGATCAATTACGGTATCTAAATAATAAAGATACCTATGTTTATGAAAACAAGACAGCTTCACAGTTCGTCAAAATGCTTGCAGCAGATTTTTCGTTGAATGTTGGAACTTTGGAAGATACAAAATATGTAATTGCTTCAAGGGTGGAAGATAACACTTCCCTATTTGATATGATCGAAAATGCCCTTGATTTGACTTTGCAGAACACAAAGCAAATGTTTGTTTTGTATGATGATTTCGGCAAGCTGACATTGAAGAATATTGCTTCAATGAAGGTTGGTGAAGGCAACACCTTTTTAATGATTGATGAAGAAACAGGTGAAAACTTCGATTATAGTTCCAGTATTGACGATAACACCTATAACAAAATCAAATTGACCTATGACAATGAGGACACCGGGAAACGGGAAGTTTACATTGCACAGGATTCAAGCCACATGAACGCATGGGGTGTTTTGCAGCATTATGATACACTGCAAAAAGGCGAAAACGGGCAAGCAAAAGCTGATGCCCTGTTGAAGCTGTATAATTCTAAAACAAGAAATCTGAAAATCACAAATGCAATCGGTGATACAAGGGTTAGAGCCGGAAGCATGGTGATTGTCAATCTTGGTTTGGGCGATATGAATATGAAAAATTTTATGTTGGTCGAGAAAGTAACACACACTTTCAAATTAGATCAGCATTTTATGGACTTAACACTTCGAGGGGGTGAATTTGTTGGCTGATGCAGTTGAATTGATGAAAACAGTGAAAAGGGCAGCATTGGATGCTGTAAACGCTTCAAAGCCCGTTGAAATCTGTTTCGGTAAGGTAACAAGTGCTTCACCGCTGAAAATCCTTGTAGAACAAAAAATGACATTGGGAAAAGAACAGCTTATTCTTACCCGCAATGTTACAGATTTCAAAACTTCCATTACCGGGGGCAACATTCAAAATTATTACTATACAGGTTCAAACCTTTCAGGTTCAGCCCCCGTTTCACCGCCCCATGTTCACGCTATGGGAAAACTTCAAATTACCGTTCACAATGGGTTGGTTGTCGGTGATGAAGTTATTCTTTTAAGGCAACAGGGCGGGCAAAAATATGTTGTGGTGGATAGGATCGCATGATACCTTCAACAACAGGATTTCTTGAAGAAGATTTCACGATTGAAGAACAACCAACCCTAACCTATAAAATGAACCACGAAAACGGGCATATCAGGGGATTCACGGATGGTATTGAAGCAATTAAACAAGCCATTTTCAAAATCCTTTCCACGGAACGCTATCAATACATTATGTATTCGTGGAATTACGGAATTGAAACCCTTGATTTGTACGGTGAACCTGTATCTTATGTTTGCCCTGAATTGGAACGCAGGATCACAGAAGCCCTTACTTGGGATGATAGAATTCAAAGTGTAGATAATTTTGAATTTGACACTTCAAAAAAGGGTGAAGTTCATGTAACTTTCATTGCACATACCGTTTTCGGTGATGTGGAAACAGAAAAGGTGGTGAATTTCTAATGTATGATGTAACCTATACTGAAATTCTTGAAAGAATGATGAATCGTGTTTCAGATAACCTTGATAAGCGTGAAGGTTCTATTGTCTTTGACACTCTTTCACCAACAGCACTTGAATTACAGTTGCTTTATATTCAGTTGAACACACTGATAGCGGAAGCATACGGGGACAGTGCTTCAAGGGAATTTCTGATTATGCGTTGTAAAGAAAGAGGAATTACCCCCTATGAAGCAACATATGCCGTTTTGAAAGGCGAATTTACCCCGGCAAGCATTGATGTTATTGGAAAGCGTTTCAATATCGGTTCAACAAATTTCATTGTAATTGAAAAAATTGCCGATGGTGAATATCAAGTAAAATGTGAAACCCCCGGCATTGTGGGGAATCAGCAAATGGGAACAATGATTCCTATTGATTACATTGAAGGACTTGAAACGGCTGAACTTACAGAAATTCTGATTCCCGGTGAAGATGAAGAAGGAACAGAAGAATTAAGAAACCGTTACTTTGCTTCTTTCGCTGAAAAAGCCTTCGGCGGGAATATGCAAGATTATCTTGAAAAAACAAACGCTATTCCGGGCGTTGGAAGTACCAAAGTAACCCGTCTTTGGAATGGTGATCTTCGTCCCGCTGAAATGATACCTTCCGCAGCGGTGAAAGCGTGGTACAACACAATTAAGCCCACTTTAAGCGGCGAACCCGCAAAATGGCTTGAAACGGTATTCAATGCGGCAGCAGATAAGAAGTTGACAACCGGGGGTTCGGTTCTTTTAACAATCCTGAATTCCGAATTTGGGCTTGCTTCTGATACCTTGGTTCATTCTGTTCAAGAAATCATTGACCCGGACGAAAACGCAGGGGAAGGATTCGGCACTGCACCAATGGGGCATATTGTGAAGGTTGAAAGTGCAAAAGCCCGCAATGTCGTTGTAAAAACCAACATTACTTTTGATGTTGGTTACGGGTGGACGAACCTTCAAAATGCTATTGATACCGCAATTTCTGATTATCTGCTTGAACTTCGTAAATCGTGGGCTGATAGCCCCTATTTAGTAGTTCGTATCAGCCAAATTGAAACCCGCCTTTTGGGGATCAAGGGTATTGTGGATATTGACAGCACCAAAATAAACGGGATTTCTAATAACTTGACTTTGGGGAAATATGAAATTCCTATTTTCGGGGGTGCAAGCGCATGATTCGAGATGTAGACCTTGTTTCATATTTACCCCTTTATTTGGATGGATATGAAGAAAACCCCGCAACACTGGAAGCAGAAAATCCCGAATTTATTCTTATTTGGAACGCTACTGACAGAGTTTTGAAAAATGAATTTATTGAAACGGCTGATGAATATGGGATTTCAAGGTTTGAAAAAATCTTGAATATCTTCCCTTCAAAAGAAGATACCCTTGAAAGCCGCCGTGCAAGAGTTCAAGCCCGATGGTTCAGTAGTATTCCTTATACCTTCAAAGCCTTTGTTTCTAAATTGGCGGCTTTGTGTGGTGATACAGATTTCACCATTATAAAGGACTATGAAAAATACAGAATTGAGATTTTCACAGACCTTGAATTGTTCGGACAGGTTGACGAACTGGAACATATCATTGAAACGGTTATGCCGTGCAACATGATTGTGAATTCCAAAAATGAAATGCCGTGCAATGTGAACGGATTTGCTTTGTTCGGTGGTGGGGTTGTTTCTATGGAAACATTCTTTATCACTAACGATGAAAAAGCGGATGTGATTGTAAACGGTGCAGCTTTACACGGCGGCGGCGTTGTCAATACTGCAAAAGTTCTCATAACGAACGATTTCAATGAAGAATTCATTGCAAACGGCGGTGCGTTCGGCGCAGGTGTTATAATGACTGACCGCATAGAAGTTAAATAAAATTCAGAAAGGATTGAAACGATATGGCAGAGTTTTCAAAGTTAATTATCACAGACAAAGGGCAAGCCTTGCTTGCAAAAATGGTTGTTGGCAGCGGTAACATTGAGTTCACCAAAATTTCAACTTCCAGTGCAATCTATTCCGAAAATCAGTTGCAGGGGCTTACTTCTCTTGATGATGTAAAACAAACAAGCCTGATTTCCAAAGTAACCCGCACAAATGAAGTTGCAATTAAGGTTGAAGCAGCGTTCACCAATTCCGAACTGACAGACGGGTATTACATGAGGGCGTTGGGTTTATATGCGATTGACCCCGATGTTGGGGAAATCCTGTATGCCGCAACAAGGGAAACTTCCGGGAACTGTTATATGCCCGCATATAATGGCGTTACCCTTTCCGGCGCATATGTGCAGCTTGTAACCACAGTAGGAAACGCTGAAAATGTTTCCCTTGAAGTAGACCCGGCAGCGGTTGCTACAATCGGGGATATTGCGGATTTACAGGAACAGATTGCAGACCTTCAAGCGCAGATTGGTTATTTGGACGATGATGTGTACGGGGTGGAAGCTGATTTCACAAACAGGGTGTTTGTACGCCTTGCGGGAGCAGCGAACCGAACCCCCGGCGCAATGTTCAACGGCATTTCGATGTTTGGCGGGCGTAAACGCTGTAATGTAACGAACAGCGGAAAAGTGGTTGCCTATTGGCACGATGAAAATGACCCCGAATATGACGGGTTATTTACCACAACAGGCGCACTTACACAGGCAATCACAATTTCAGAAGGTGAAAATGCCGGAACTTACCCCGTGGGTACGCCTGTTCAGGTGATGGTTGAACAACCAAAATTCTATTACAAGGTTGTTCCCCTTATTTTGGAAAAGACCGAAAAGGGCAACCTGATCCGCAAAGCCCGTTACTATGTTTCTGAAACGCAAAAGCCCGGCTTCAAATTGCACCCGGCGTTCATTGAAAACGGAAAAGTGAACGATAAAATTTACCTTTCCGCTTATGAAGCCGGAATTTATGTTGCTTCTACGGGTAGCATTGACACGGAAGGGAATGTTTATGAAGATGCTGACCTTGCCAACGATATTCTTGTTAGTGTTTCCGGGGCTTGCCCGCTGACACAGCAAACAAGGGCAGAATTCCGCAGTTTGGCACACAATAGGGGTGCAGGTTGGGAATTGGCATATGCCGCAACAACTTCCCTGACACAGCTTTTGATGATTATTGAATACGGTGCTTTCAATACTCAAACAGCTATCGGCAGGGGTAATGTTGACAATGGAAGCACACAGAACACAGGGGCAAGTGATGCTTTGGGTAACGCAACCGGGGCTTCCGCTGTTCCGGCAGAAGATAGCACAGAAACCATTATTCCCTTTGTTTCTTACCGTGGTGAAGAAAATGTTTGGGGAAATGTTACAACTTGGATGGACGGACTGAACCGCCTTGGTGGGGCAGACGGCTACAATACAATTTACATTGCGGATCACGATTTTTCGGATGATAACGGTGATAGCCCCTATGTGGATTGTGGAATTTACCCCCCTAATGGCAGCGGTATGATTTCAGCCTTTGGGTATTCAGAAAACTTTGATTACCTGTTCATTCCCGTTGAAGTTAGTGGTGATAGTGAACTTCCCGTTGGTGATAGGTTTTACTGCACCGCTGCAAGTGGACAGTGGAAGGTTGCCCATTACGGCAGTTATCAGAGTACTGGCGCTGATGCGGGCGGCTTCTATTTGTATCTGAATCATCCTTCTTCTATTCGTCATTCGGCTATCGGCGGGCGGTTGGTGTATGTACCTTCCAAAGCAATCACAGCTTAAAACAAATAAAATTGGGTGGTTCGGGGGGTTTTGTTGGTGGGGGTGTGCGGGCGGCTTCTGTTTGCTTCTGGCTGCTACTTCTTCTCATCGTTATTCGGCTATCGGCGGGCGGTTAGTAAATGCACGATTCAGCCGGGGATTTCCCCCGGCTGTTTCAATATATTCTGTATTCCTGA